GACATTACCACATTGACAAAACGAATCAATGGTGGCACAATAGGATTAGAAGATAGAATTCTGAGATTTGAACGTGCAATTAGTGTTTTAGGGAGAGATTGAAATGCCAACATTCTATACGATAATTATTAAAGTAGTTGCATTAGTATTGATATTATTCTGCACATTTTATGCTGGCAAAAAAGTAAATGATAATCAGTGGTTAGCCAAAGTACATGAACTTGAACAGAAAGTTGCAATCGCTGATGAAAAGAGTAAAACAATAAATACTGTGGTTGAAACTAAGGTTGTTGAAAAAGTAAAGGTGGTGAAACAAAATGTTTATGTCAACAAAGAAATCATTAGAGAAGTTGCTGGCAAACAGCTTGACGCTAAGTGTAGTCTGCCTGAGTCTACTATCATGCTCGTCAACAGTGCCAGTCAAAATGAAGTGGCCAGAAGTCCCTCCGTCGCTGATGGAACCACCTCCACCGTTAAAGCAAGTGCCGTCCTCGACACCGTTGTCGAAAACTACGGAATCTGCAACGAAACGAGAGAAAAACTAATATCATTTCAAGAGTGGTACAAAGCGCAAAAGAAAATCTTCGAAGATTTAAACAAATAAATAGTATATCTTAGGAGAACAGAATTGGGTGCTTTTGTCTACGAAGAAGAAAATGGTGCACAGATTGTCAATCAAGCACCCACGACAAGAATAGGTATCTTTAGACCATTAGGATCTACAGGTGGTGGTGGATTTCAACAAGCTGCTGTTCCTCCTCCTGTTCTAACTACTGCTGGTAATAATGCAGCACAGAATGCAGATGTTTTAGTTGAAAACACAAACGAAGATTGGATCAATAAGAAATGGCGTCCAGCAATGGGTTGGATGTACATGGCAGTATGCACGTTTGATTTTATGATTGCTCCAATTCTTTGGAGTGTTGTACAAGCATTAGATGGTGGTCAGATTTCTACTCAATGGCAACCGGTAACATTACAAGGTGCTGGTTTATTTCATATAGCCATGGGTGCAGTTCTTGGTATTGCAGCGTACGGTAGAACTAGAGAAAAACTAGAGGACAAACACTAAAATGGCTGCCATAGATCAAGACTATACGCAAATGAAAGTTGATGTGGGTGTATTAAAGGTACAAGTAACACAACTAACGGAACTTTGCGCTAAAATGGACAAAGTAATAGATAAACTTATGGAACAACAAGATAGACTCGTAAATCAAATCTATGAAGAAATTGACACTAAGAAAAAAGAAACTAATACAGACATAAAAGAATTGCATTCTAGAATCACTACTATTAGCCGGGAATTGTCAGATAAAGTTGAACTTACCGAACGTAGGATTATGGAACGTATCGAGAATCTCAGGACTGAGATATCCAATCACAATAAGAAAGAAGATGCAGAATTTGGCAAAATCCTTGAATGGAAATGGATGGTTGCTGGTGGTATTTTTCTCGCAGGCTTCTTGCTTTCTATGGTAAAAGTTGATATACTAAAGTTGTTCGGCAACTAAATTTATCTCCTTTCGTTATGAGCGTCTACATTGACCGCAAATTCTTAAAGCTTCTGTCGCCCAAATTAGGCAAGTTCACTCAACGGCGTGAGGACTTGTACAACTTTCGGTGCCCGTTCTGTGGCGATTCTCAAAAGAATCAATTCAAGGCCAGAGGCTATATCTACCGCAAAAAAGATGACTACTTCTATAAGTGTCAGAATTGTGGTATCGGCCATTCCATGTATAACTTTATCAGTCATCTAGATCCTGAAATGGTGAAAGAGTATGCACTTGAAACATATTCAAATGTTAAAGTTCATATCGATGTAAAAGTCCCAGACTTTAAATTTGAAAAACCAATCTTTAAATCAAAGATTAATCTACCAAAGATATCAGAATTAGATGATGAACATTATGCAAAAAAGTATTGCTTAAATCGAAAGTTTAGTGTAGAATGCTTAGACAAGCTCTACTTTGCAGAGAGTTTCAAACAGTTCGTAGATGAAATTCTACCAAACAATGAAAAGAATCTAAAGGAAGATGATCCTAGATTGATCATACCATTCTTTGATATTGATGGATCACTCCTTGCAATTCAAGGCAGAGCACTTCGTGATTCAAAGATTCGATATATAACTATCAAAATAAATCAAGATAGTATTAAGATATTTGGTCTAGACACAGTAGATAAAGAAAATAAAGTCTATGTGACTGAAGGTCCTCTAGACTCTCTGTTTCTATCCAATGCAGTTGCTACTGCTGATGCGAATCTAACAAATGCAGTCAACTATATTGCTAAAGATAAGTTGGTGTTGGTGTTTGACAATGAACCAAGAAACAAAGACATCTGTAGATTAATGGACGAAGCAATCGAGAAACATTTTCAAATATGTATTTGGCCAGAGATGATGCAAGAGAAAGATATTAATGATATGGTTCTAAACGGGTTCTCATCAGAAGAGATAAAAGATATCATAGATAACAATACGTTTGTTAATCTAAGAGCAAAGTTTGAGTATACACAATGGAAAAAGATTTAAGGAGTTTTGAATGAAAGTTAGTCTAGTCTCTTATTCGCGGGATCTTGAAGATAGAAGTCTCCTTAATCAAGTTGCATATGCTGCACGAGTTTCTAATCCAGGTAATCAGAATAACGAAGAAACCGCAGAGAAGTTAGTTCGATATTTGATTAAACATCAACATTGGTCTCCACTTGAAATGGTATCATTGTGTTTAGAGATTGAAGTGACTAGGGATATCGCCAGACAGATTCTTCGTCATAGGTCATTCTCATTTCAAGAGTTTTCACAACGATATGCTGTTGCAAATCTAGGATGCGAATTCAAAGAGACTCGATTGCAGGATACAAAGAATCGCCAAAACAGTATTGAGACTGGAGATCAATCACTTGCGAATAATTGGCAAGAAGCTCAACAAAGAGTTTTAATTACAGCTCAACGTGAATATGAATGGGCTATCGCAAATGGTATTGCAAAAGAACAGGCACGTGCTGTTCTACCAGAGGGACTTACTTTATCGAGACTATACATGAATGGAACTCTACGTTCATGGGTTCACTATATACAACTACGTTCTTCTAATGGAACACAAAAGGAACATCGTGACGTTGCTCTAGCCTGTGCAAAAGCAATTGAATCAGTATTCCCTCTAATTACGGAGTTTACAAATGAATAGTCACGAGGATGTTAAAGTTTTTATGGATGCATGTGATCAGAACGAAGTTGGATTTGGATCACAATCTTCATTGTATTACAAACTAATAGTTGAAGAGTTTTGGGAATTAAAAAAAGCATTTGAAGAGAAAGATTTAGTCGAAATCGCAGATGCGTGTGCTGATCTAAAATGGGTGATTGAGGGACTAGAACATACATTAGAATTGCCACAGCAAGATATATGGAATGAAGTTGCACGGAGTAATCTAAGTAAGATATCATCGACAGGTAAAGTTTTAAAACGCGCAGATGGTAAAGTGTTGAAGCCTGAAGGATGGTCACCGCCAGATATTAAAAAAATACTAGAAGACAGGAATTAAAATGACACCAGAAATCGTACACGGAATTAAAGTTGATTATTCTCGTGACAATCTATTTGATGAGTTAGGAATTAAACGACTTAAAGAGTCGTATATGCGTGAAGATGAAAAGTCACCACAGGAGAGATTTGCATATGTTAGTAATGTTTTTGGATCAAATAAAGATCACGCTCAGCGTTTGTATGATTATAGTAGCAAGCATTGGCTTAGTTATTCTACTCCCATTCTTAGTTTTGGTCGCTCTAAGCGCGGGCTTCCTATCTCATGTTTTCTTAACTTCATTGAAGACACTGCGGAGGGACTAGTTGACAACCTTTCTGAAACCAATTGGCTTTCTATGCTTGGTGGTGGTGTGGGCATTGGGTTTGGTATTCGCTCGGCTGATGATAAGTCTACGGGAGTTATGCCGCATCTTAAAATGTATGACGCATCATCTCTCGCTTATCGACAAGGCAGGACTCGGCGGGGTAGTTACGCTGCATATCTTGATATTAGTCATCCTGATATTATCTCCTTCTTAGAGATGAGAAAACCAACGGGTGATCCTAATGTCCGTTGTCTTAATCTGCACCATGGTATTAATATCACAGACAAGTTCATGCAGATCATCGAAAAGTGTATGATTGATCCTACTGCTGATGATTCATGGCAATTAGTTGATCCTTATTCACATGAAGTTCGTGAAACTGTTTCTGCCAAACATCTATGGCAAATGATTCTTGAACTTCGGATGCATACTGGTGAACCATATCTACATTTCATTGATACTAGTAATCGTGCTATGCCACAGTTTCTAAAAGATAGAGGTTTGCAAATTATGCAATCAAATCTTTGTTCAGAAATTATTCTGCCGACCAATGAAGAGAGAACAGCAGTATGTTGTCTATCTTCCGTTAATCTGGAGTACTATGATGAATGGAAGAATGAATCACTTTTTCTTCAAGACATTGCCGAAATGTTGGATAACGTTTTGGAATATTTTATTAGTAATGCTCCAGCTACTATATCTAGGGCTGTTTATTCTGCCTCTAATGAGCGGTCTATTGGTGTTGGAGCTTTGGGATTTCATGCGTACCTGCAGCAAAAAGGTATTGCGTTTGAAGGAGTAATGGCTAAAATCTGGAACAATAGTATCTTCAAAGATATGAGAAAAAAACTAGATGAAGCAAATCTTCATCTAGGTAAAGAAAGAGGTGAAGCACCAGATGCAGAGGGAACTGGACGTAGGTTTAGTCATATGTCGGCTATTGCTCCTAATGCTTCTTCTTCTATCATTATGGGCAATACATCTCCTTCTATTGAACCTTATCGTGCTAATGCTTATAGACAAGATACTCTTTCGGGTTCTTTCTTAAACAAAAACAAATATCTTGATGCAATCATCAAAAAAGAATGCGAAAAGAACAAGAAGTTAAATTATCAAGATGTTTGGTCTTCTATCATCGCTAATGATGGTTCTTGTCAACATCTTGAGTGGTTAGATGATAATGATAAGGCAGTCTTTAAAACTTCGATGGAGATTGATCAACGTTGGGTGATTGAACATGCTGCTGATCGTCAACAGTATATTGATCAGGCACAATCTTTGAATGT